TTGAAATACGGAGTTTTCGGTGATTTTTACCGTTTAGTCAGGGCTCTTAGAGACAGACTAAAAAAATCACCACTTTAACCGCATCGCCTTATGGGATGCATAACATAGTCTTGCTTAGTAAAGGAGATATAAAATGGTTACAAGCAACGCATTAACTCTATTCGATAACTTCAATAAACTTACGCCCTACGCTGTTGGGTTTGATCGTATGTTCGACAATCTCAGCCGATATGTAGACAACAATGTACAGTCTACAGGGTTTCCACCCTACAATATCCGAAAGGAAGGTGATTATAATTATGTCATTGAAATGGCATTGGCTGGATTTGGTAAGGATGATATTGAAATAGAGGTTTCGGAAGGAACACTAACTGTTCGATCTGTTAAAGAGAAAACAGAAGAAGAAAAAAAACACCCACATGAACCTGATTCTATGGTTTATCGTGGTATTTCATATCGAAAGTTTGATCGTAAGTTTACATTATCTGATGATGTTGTGGTCAACGGCGCAAAACTTGAGAATGGTATGCTAATGATTGATCTTGAGCGTGTTGTTCCAGAGGAAAAGAAACCTCGACTCATTAAAGTGAAATAATTTTACTAAAAGTAGAAGGGAACTTGACAAAGTTCCCTTCTTACTATATTATAACATAAATTAGAAAGAAATATTATGGGCAATAAAATAATTGATATTCCAGCTGGACATATGGGAATTGAAACTTTAACCGATAAGGGTCAAGTTGTTCTTCAAGAAGCTCCAGAAAAACCATTCACTGTTATAGAATATTCAGAAATGATGGAAGCCCAAAATAATCCAGAAAAATCTGCACAACTTATGGAAGCTGCAGAAATGTGGATGACAGAGGAAGGCGAAAAAATTATGAATGAAAATGCTAAACTTGAAACTACTCTTGTTAAAGAGGATGATAAAACAAAAATTTTAAAAACAGAAAAAGAGAAAAAAGAATTAATTCCTTTAATAAAAAAACCAGAAGATGGTGAAACTAAAGAAGAATGGCGAATTCGTTATAAAAAGAATCAAGAGATTGCAGAAAAGAATCAACGCATGATTGATGCTGGTGAAATAAAAGACCCTGCAAATAAAGCTGCTAATGCTGATACTGAAAGCGGTATGAAAGTTGCTACTCGACATAAATTGGCGTGTAGTATTATGGTTGTTGAAATACCATTAGATGTTATTGATGAAATCAATGAGCATATAGACACAGTTATTATTCCAGCAAATCAAGATCATTCTGGTGGATTAGTTGGTCAAATACGACAAAATGAAAAATCTGCACAATTAACATTTCCTCATGAGGGTGAAGAAACAGGAGAAGCTCTTAGTAATATTTTGGTGAAAATTTCAAAACAATACATGGAATCTGTATCTTTTGCTAATGGTGGTTCTGTTTGGGATCAAGATTCAAAATATAATATTGAAGTTGATAATATGTGGACTATTCATAGTTATGAAGGTGATTATAATCCACTTCATGATCATGGCACAAAAACTCCAATTGGACTTTCTTGTATTTTATATCTAAAGGTTCCACCACAAATTGAATCAATGCCTGACCCTTCTATGGAATTTGGTGGATTAAATAATTCTTCTGGTGCTGTTGATGGTTTCACATATCTTACTTGGGGAAGTAATGGTATGCGTGATATTAATATGTTTAGACCTGCTACAGAAGAATATGTAAAACCAGAAGTTGGAACTTTAATTATGTTTCCAGCATGGTTACGTCATGGTGTAATGCCATTTTTTGGTGAAGGTGAACGAAGAACATTTTCTGCTAATATAAATGTTCATCTGGAGAATTAATTAATATGAATGAATCACTTGAAATCACTTCAAGTATAATGAGGCCTTTTGGCCCTACAATTCTAAAAGTTGACATTCCAAACAACTTGATAGATAAATTATTAACTCTAACAGATGAAATTCTTGGTGAAGAAGATTTTGATAATTATGGTAGAAGGTTAATTGGTCAAATAGAGAAAGAACCAACAGTTACTGCTGAACAATTAAAGTCTATAGGTTTATTAACTGTTTTTGATAGTTGTGTAGAGGGTTATGTTAAAAATCTTTTACCACAAGTTATTTCAAACAAAACTGGAACTTTAGGAGGCTCAGGAGAACCAAAAGTAAAGGTTCAAATGAAAGATTGTTGGGGCGTATCTCAATATTCAGATGAATATAATCCAGCACATTATCATGGTAATTGTCAAATTTCATCAGTGATGTATTTAAAAGTTCCAGAATTTACTCCAAGAAATATTGAAGGTAAAAGTAATGAAATAGATGGATGTATAGAATTTTTACATGGTGGGTCTGCTGACCCAAATTCTTTAATACGTCCTACTTTTAGAGTTACACCAAAGGTAGGAGATTTATATTTATTTCCTAGTACACTATTGCATACAGTATATCCTTTTAAGAGTGTTGAAAATAAAGAAAGACGGAGTCTTGCTTTTAATTATATTTTTAAAGTTTTTGATTCTGAAACAGGAGCACAAATATTAGGTGATTCTGTAAATGCTACAAATAGAAAGAATTTATAATGGAAGCTAAAACAGAAGTAGAAATTAAAGAAATTCCTGCTCTTAAAATTTTAAAGATAAAATTTCCTCAAAAATATATTGATGAAATTAATAACCATATTGATAATGTTATCATTCCATCAAATGAAAGTTTTGCACATGGACTTGTGGGACAAATAAATCAAGATAAAAGGTCAGCACAACTTACATTTCCACTTGATGATGAATTTGGAAAAAGATTTAAAAAAGACCTAGATGAGCTTGCTAATATCTTTATACAAAGAGGATATAATAGACAGTCACAAGCAGATATGTTTTCTTGTTGGACAAATCATGCTTATGCTGGTGATTATAATCCTTTCCATGCTCACGGTGTAGGTACTATGGCTGGACTTTCTTCATTTTTATATTTAAAAGTTCCAGAATGTATTTCTAAGTCTAAAGTAAAGGGTGGAATTCCTGCTTTAAATAATGCATCTGGTCAAACAGATGGATGGACACAATTAATTTGGGGTACTAATACTCGTAAAGAATTGGTTGAATTAAAAGAACAAGAACAAGAATTTGTTAAACCTACGGTTGGAATTATGCTTATATTTCCTAATTGGTTAAATCATTTAGTCCACCCATTTCACGGTGAGGGTGAACGAAGAACATTAGCTGCAAATTTTAATATTCATGATTCAGCAGAAGAATTGAAAAAATATATGTCGGAACGTGAAAAAGAATTATTTGATAAGAAAGTAAAGGAAAGAGATGATGAAACTAAGTCAAATTAAAGAAAAGTTTGGTGAAGGTACAGATTTTGATCTTGATTATGGTAAATTATTAATCATTGTACTTTGCATTTATATTTCTGTGCAAGTATCGTAAATATGAAAACTAATTATAAGTATAATGAAGATAAAACTCTTCAAGAATTAAAAAAATATATTGATTCCACATACGATCAACATTACAGTAAAAATAAATTTCAAGCTACAGAGTTTATTATAGATGGTGGTCATGGTGAAGGTTTTTGTATCGGTAATATTTTAAAATATGCACAACGGTATGGAAAAAAGAATGGCAAGGATAGAAGTGACTTGCTAAAGGTTATACACTATGGTATAATCGCTCTACACATTAATGATATGGAGAATATAGATAATGAATCTAAGTGAACAAACGGTGTCGATTCTAAAGAACTTTTCGACAATTAATCAGAACCTTTTAGTGAAACAAGGTAAGGTTTTGAACACAATGTCAGCAATGAAAAACATTGTTGCAAAGGCTGAAGTAGAAGAAGAATTTCCAGTTGAGTTTGCAATTTATGACTTGAATGAATTTATGTCTTGTCTTTCGCTATTTCCAAATCCCGAATTGACTTTTGATGATGGATTTGTTGTTATGGGAGAAACAGGGTCAAAAGGTAAGAGACTTAAATATTGGTTTTCTGATCCTTCTGTAGTTACTTCTCCAAGTAAAGAATTAACAATGCCATCAAATGAAGTTAAATTTCCTATGGATAGTAGTATTCTTTCAGAAGTTCAAAAAGCTGCAGCTGTTATCGGTGCTCCAGATATGGTTTTAGAATCTGGCGAATTGCGAGTAACAGACAAAAAGAATGATACTGCAAATTCATATTCAACACCACTTGATACAGAATCTAATGGTGAAGATTATAAATTCTGGTTCAAAGTTGAGAATCTTAAATTGTTGCCAGGAAGTTATGATGTTGAAGTTTCATCGAAGCGTATCAGCCATTTTCAAAATCAAAAATTACCAGTAGGATATTTTATTGCATTAGAACCTGAGTCATCTTATGGTAGTTAATTATGGACACATTTTTATGGGTTGAACAGTATCGCCCAAAAACTGTTGATGATTGCATTCTACCTCAATCTTTAAAAGATACTTTTAAAGAGTTTGTTGAACAAGGTAATGTTCCAAATGTAATTTTATCTGGTGGCCCTGGCGTTGGTAAAACAACTATTGCAAAGGCTGTACTTGATGAAATTGGTGCAACATATATGATGATTAATGGTTCTGAGGAATCTGGTATTGATGTTCTTAGAACCAAGATTAAAAACTTTGCGTCCACTGTATCTCTTGAGGGTGGTAGAAAGTATCTGATTCTTGATGAGGCAGATTATCTAAATCCACAATCTACTCAACCAGCTTTACGTGGGTTTATGGAAGAGTTTCATAAGAACTGTGGATTTATTCTCACTTGCAATTATAAGAATCGTTTGATTGAACCATTACATTCTCGTTGTAGTGTGATTGATTTTACAATTCCAAAATCTGAAAAACCAAGTCTTGCTTCTGAGTTTATGAAGCGTATGATTTTTATTCTACAGAATGAAAATGTAGAGTATGATAAGAAAGTTCTTGTTGAAGTAATACAAAGACACTTTCCAGATTGGAGGCGTATTCTAAATGAACTTCAAAGGTATTCTGTTTCTGGTCGTATTGATGCTGGTATTCTTGTCGATATGGCAGAGATAAATATAAAAGAACTGATGAAGTTCATGAAAGAAAAGGAATTCACGAATGTTAGAAAGTGGGTTGTTAACAATCTTGACATGGATTCTGTACGTTTGTATCGCAGTATTTACGATAGCCTTTATACTTTTCTTGATCATAGTACTATACCTCATGTTGTCATTGTATTGGCTGAGTATCAACATAAGTCAGCATTTTCCGCCGATCAAGAGATAAATCTTCTTGCTTGTTTGACAGAAATTATGGCAAGAGGTAAGTTTAAATGACAGATGTTATACACGTATATGATGATGTTTTAGAAGAACACAATGCTTTAATTGTAGATGACAATGTTAAACAAATACATTGGAAATATGATTATTATTCCGATAATAAAAAAGTAAACAAACATTGGCACGTTCTTTGTGGTCATAATGAGAAAGAGTGTAATGATTTTGGTTATGAGTGGGCCCATGAAATTTTTTCAATGATAAAATTTAAATTGGGGTTTGAAAAGAAATATTTTATAGAAGATTATGAAAGAATATACTGTAATGCACATACACACGGTATAGAACCACATTTACATAAAGATGATGGTGATTTTACTATGATCTATTATCCTAGATTAGATTGGAATGTAGATGAGTGGGGCGGCGGTACATTAGTTAATGGCCAACTTGTACCATATAAAGGTAATAGATTGGTAGTATTTGATGCATATCTAGAACATAAAGCAATGCCTGTTTCTAGAGAATGTTACGAACTTAGAAGTGTGGTTGTTTTTAAATGTAATGTAAAAGGCGGTAATCGTGAAAGGTTAGACTTTTATAATAATGTATGAGTTAAAAGACTATCTCAACGCAATAAATCATACAAAAGAAAAACTAATGGACACAGAAGATGAGCAATGGGAGAAAAAATACCCCCCTTTCATTGTAAATAAGTGTGTTGCCCCCTTTACAGATACTATATTGCTTGTTAATGAGATTAATCAATATCCATCTATAGACAAGAAAATGCAATTTGACTTTTTACTAAATAGTCTTAGACCAAGGAAACGATTCACACCTTGGCTGAAGGCGAAAAAATTAGATAATCTAGAGTATGTCAAAGAGTTTTATGGATATAATAACGAGAAAGCAAAGGTAGCTCTTACAATACTTAATGATGAACAAATCGCCACCATAAAACAAAAATTAAAAAAAGGTGGAAAAAATGGAAGAAGTTAATTGGACACAGGAGCAAATGCTGGAAGTCGGACTTAAAGAGCCTGACGATTTTCTTAAAGTTCGTGAGACACTTTCACGAATTGGCGTAGCTTCCAGAAAAGAGAGAAAACTATACCAATCCTGTCATATACTTCATAAACAGGGTAGATACTTTATTGTGCATTTTAAAGAACTTTTTGCTCTTGATGGTAAAAAAACTAATCTATCAGAGAATGATATTGCACGAAGAAATACAATTGCAAAACTTTTAAGTGATTGGGGTTTGGTAATTATTATGGGAGAAAATGAACCAGTTGCTCCTTTAAGTCAAATTAAAGTATTATCATACAATGAAAAGGATGAATGGATATTAGAAACTAAGTACAATATCGGCAAAAAGAAAGAAGCCTAATGGAAAAGTTCAAATCTTATATCACTGAACAAAAAGAAGAAAAATATCGTATCCTTGTAATCTCTTCTGAACCAACTGAAGGAAAACTTTTCCGTACTGCTAGAAGAGTTAAAGAGGAAGCAGAGAAGTCTGGTCATGAGGTTTATATTGTAAAAGTTGAAGGTGCTATCGTTTCATATGATGATGGTTATAAGATTTATAACTCTGACGATAAAGATGGGTTTGAAATCAATAAAGATACTGTAGCAATCGTGCGAGGTGCTGTTCGATTAAAAAAGAGTTATCTGGATTTACTTAGTCAATTAGAAAAAATTGGTGTTTGCATGGTAAACAGCCGAGAGACAGTTGAAATATCAGCAGACAAATACAGGACTTATGTTAAACTACAAGACTATGGATTGACACAACCAAAAACAGTTCTTATTCCTAATGCTGATACATGGAAACAAGCTTTAGAATCATTAGATACTAAATTTCCAATTATCATGAAAACTTTAGAAGGTTCTAAAGGAGTTGGAGTTTTGTTTATTGAGTCAGAACGGCAAATTGAATCAATAGTGCAATTACTATACAGTCAAAACGATGATGTAGATTTACTAATTCAAGAATACATTAAAACTGATGGTGATATACGAGTTATAGTTTTAGGTGGTAAAGTTATTGCTTCTATGAAACGTGAAGTTGTTGAAGGAGACTTTAGATCAAATGTTTCTCAAGGTGCAAAAGTTCAAGAGTATCAGTTAACAGAGTTAGAAGTGGAACAATGTCTATTAGCTGCAAAAGCAATTGATGGCTCTTGGACTGCTGTAGATTTTATTCCCTCAGAGAATCCTAAGACAGAGCCCCCATATATTCTAGAGGTAAATCACTCGCCAGGAACAGAAGGAATTGAAAAAGCAACTGGTAAAAATGTTGTTAAGCAAATTATTGATTTTTACTCTAATCCAGACAATAGATATGCTGTACCAACTCAATGTGGTTATTTTGAGATTGTTAATATTAAACCATTTGGCGATGTTGTTGCTAAGTTTGATACTGGCAACGGAGCATCTGCCCCAACTATACACACAGACAATTTTAAAATAAAAGGAAAACAAATTACTTGGACTTTAAAAGGTAAAACTGTCACAAGTAAAATTCAAAGAGTGGCAAAAGTTGATGTTGGTGGTTTAAATGATTATTCAGAGGAAAGATATGCTGTTTTGTTAGATTTTGAATTTGCTGGTTCTTCTTATAAAGATATTGAATTTTTATTAGATGACAGAGAGGATAGGAGTCCAGTATTATTAAATCGTGATGTTATGAGAATGTTAAATGTAATGGTTAATCCACAGAGAAAATATATCGTAACAACAAAATATGTCCTTGACAAATAATAAAAAAACTGATATAGTTATAGAATGTATTTTTATACAAACGTAATTCGTTTTGGTAATAATCTCCTTGTGCGTGAAATACGTGATGGGGAGCGTATCAAGAAAAGAGTTCGGTATTCTCCGACTCTTTTTTCTTTGGTTCAAAAACCCACGCAACATAAAACTCTTGAAGGTAAATATGTGACTCCCATCACACATGAAACCATGAAAGATGCTAAAGAGTGGATTGACCAATATCAAAGCCAAACCGATTTAATTTATGGTAACACGCAATATCCCTATAGTTATATTTCTGATGTTCATAAGGGAACAATAGATTGGGATATATCAAAACTTTTAATAGTTACCCTTGATATAGAAGTTGAATGTGAAAATGGTTTTCCTTCTTCTCGTTCTGCTTCTGAGCCAATGCTTTCTATTACAATTAAAAATCATCAGAACAAAAAAATTATTGTATGGGGGTTATATCCATTTAAAAATAATAGGGATGATGTTGAGTATAGGTTATGTAAAGATGAGAAAGATTTACTTGGACAGTTTATAGATGATTGGGAGTATTATTGTCCAGATATTATTACTGGCTGGAACACAGAATTTTTTGATATTCCTTATCTCTGTAATCGAATTAAACAAGTACTTGGTGAAGATGAACTAAAGAGATTATCTCCTTGGAAATCTGTTCATGACCGTGATGTTTACCAGATGGGCAGAAGTCATCAAATATATAATATACAGGGTATTGCACATTTAGATTATTTTGATTTGTATCGTAAGTTTACATACACAGCACAAGAATCCTATAGATTAGATCATATTGCAAAAGTTGAACTTGGAGAACAAAAAGATGGAAACCCTTTTGATACTTTCCGTGAATGGTATACTAACGATTATCAATCTTTCATTGAGTATAACATCAACGATGTTGAGCTTGTTGATAAATTAGAAGATAAAATGAAGTTGATTGAATTGTGTCTTACAATGGCATATGATGCAAAAGTTAATTATGTTGATGTTTTAGGCACTGTTCGTTATTGGGATGTTTTAATTTATAATTATCTTAAAGAAAAGAATATAGTTATACCTCAAAAGAAGATGCAAGATAAATCTGCACAATATGAAGGTGCATATGTGAAAGACCCGATTGTGGGTATGCATAAGTGGGTAATGTCATTTGACTTGAACAGTCTATATCCACATTTGATTATGCAATATAATATTTCACCAGAGACTCTTATTCCTTCTGATAAAGAAGCACCAGAAAAAATGGTAGATAAGATTCTTGAAGGTAATGTTAAAAACGATACAAAGTATTGTATGGCCCCAAATGGTGCATTTTTTAGAAAGGATAGAAGGGGATTTTTACCAGAACTAATGGAGACAATATACAATGACAGGGTTAAATATAAAACGCTATTATTGGATGCTAAACAGCAATATGAGAACACTAAAGACAAAAGTATCCTCAAAGATATCTCACGGTATGAGAACATTCAAATGGCCAAAAAGATATCCCTTAATAGTGCGTATGGTGCTATTGGGAATTCTTGGTTTAGGTATTTTGATATTCGGAACGCTGAGGCAATTACAACTAGTGGTCAACTATCTATACGATGGATTGAGAAGGCTCTTAACATATATCTTAACAAACTGCTCGAAACTGATAAAGAGGATTATGTCATCGCATCTGATACGGATTCGGTGTACATCACGTTTGAAAAATTTGTTAATTTGGTGTTTAAGGAAGGAACGACAGATGAAACAATCGTCAATTTCTTGGACAAGGTTGCAGTTAAGAAGTTGGAACCGTTTATTGATAAAAGCTATAAACATCTCGCTGAACAGATGAACGCATATGACCAGAAGATGGTCATGAAACGTGAAGTAATTGCAGATAAAGGTATATGGACAGCCAAGAAAAGATATATTCTAAATTGCCATGATATAGAAGGTGTGAGGTATAAAACACCTAAGTTGAAAATGATGGGCATTGAAGCAGTCAAGAGTTCGACTCCTGCTCCTTGCCGAGATAAGATTAGAGAAGCAATGAACATTCTAATGAATGGTACTGAGAAAGAATTAAATACATTCATACAGAAGTTTAGAGAAGAATTTATGGAGTTAGAACCAGAAAATATTGCATATCCTAGAAGTTGTAATGGTCTTGCAAAATGGGAAGGTTCACATGAACTTTGGAAGAAAGGCGCTCCCATCCATGTTAAAGGAGCGCTATTATATAACCATTTGCTTAAAAAAAATAAGTTGGGACATAAGTATC